ACCTCAAAAAGACAGATGCATTTTACGAATGGTGGGATGCCGTAGGTAGCAACATTCAACCTAAACTGGGTCAAGATATGGCTTACGGACACTACCAAATCCACAAGGTAATGGCGGAACACACCAAGAGGGTTGCCCTAGCAGCTTGGCAGGACAGAGGGCTTCGTCTGGATAACACAAATAACAAAGCCCAATAGGGCGTACACATTATGGAAGAACCAAATGAAACTATGGGTATGATTGCCGCTTTCCTTGCTTTTGCAATATTGTTCTTACTGCCTATGCTAGCACTGGCATTCTTGATTGAATGCATTGTACTACCACACCTCTCTCCAATAGCCAAGTAGGGCATACACATCATGAAAACACCAACATTAGAAGACATCCTAAAAATCGCATCCTTTAAATTCAACGAGGACGGCAAGCTTATTCAGACATCGCTTGATGCTGACTTTATCGGCGACCACCACGGTGACCACGAAGGCGACCACTACGGCAACCACGTAGGCAAACACTGGGGCTTTCACCGAGGCATCCACTTTGGCTACCACGATGGCAACTACAATTCAATCTAACACTGAATTATGACATACAAACAAGCAAACGAACTAAGCTCCTGCGGATACGGTTGCCACATCATCGGTAGCCCTTGGATTTCAACCAATCCGAGTTGTCCCGAATGCAACAACACTAAATCAACCAAATAAAAACTATGAGTATCGACCAAGCAGACTGGCAAATGACCCCCGACGAAGAACGAAAACTTGAGGATAAATACGAATCAAGGAGAACTGAACGCGATATAGTGAAGGAAGGGGTAAATGAAATGAGAGAGAGGCATGGAAGGAGGGATGCAGTGCAAAAGAAGCGTGACCAGATCAGAAAACTAGAGGATGAAATATCGGAGATGCAATCACTCCATGAGGGACTAGAGCTTGATTCGATCTCCAAGATTCAGAAGAAGATATACGACGAGTTTGACTCTCAAATTCAATCTTAGAACCACTAATTAACGTGTCGAGGGACGAGATCACAGCACGACACAACAGCCCAGTAGGGCGCACACATTATACACCGATATACACCAATATATACTATGCAACAAGACTTACTTTCAATCCCTCGCAGCGAAAAACCAGCAAAAACTCTACCTTCCTCTTTAGAGCCTAGTTCCTTCTGGAGATCACCAACAAGCCTACCACAACTATCTGGAGAAATAGCAATTGACCTTGAGACTTACGATCCGTACTTGCGGCAAACAGGACCAAGTTACAAACGTAACGAAGGCTTTGTAGTAGGGATTGCAATTGCAGACGCAAACAACACCCTATACCTACCTTTTGCACACCAAGGTGGAGACAACCTACCTAAAAACCTAGTACTAAAATATGTTTCAGATCAAATCAAAAATGCTGATTGCATTCTTTTTGCTAACGCTCTTTATGACATGGGGTGGCTTAGTACACTCGGGCTATCTATCGACTGCACTGTCCGAGACATCCAAGTTGCAGAAGCCTTAATTGACGAAGAGCAGTTTAGCTATTCACTAAACAGCTTATCAGTAAAATACCTAGACAGACCAAAAGACGAAGTACACCTAAAGAAAGCAGCAGAAGCCTATGGAGTTGATCCAAAAGCTGGTCTGTGGAAACTAGCTGCAAGGCATGTAGGAACGTATGCAGAGATTGACGCACGAAACACTTGGGACATCTACCAGCACCAAAAACCAATCCTAGTAAAAGCTAACCTAACTCAAATATGGGAACTAGAGTGCAAAGTAACTAAAGTGCTGCTAAGCATGACGCTTAAAGGAGTACCAATTAATCTACCAGCCGCCGAAGAGTACAACGACACTCTAAAAAAGAAAGAAAACATCTTAGCCTCACGCTTCGGAAACTTAGACATCTGGTCTCCCCAACAGCTAGGGCACTACTGTGAAACTGAGCTAGGCATTAAAGTACCTAGAACTGAAAAAGGTAATTACTCAGTAGATAAATTCTTCCTTCAATCAGTAGACGATCCAACCCTAAAAGCTATCCATGAACTTCGTAGCATCAACAGGCTTAGAAAAGTATTTATCGAAGACATTATTCTAGGTCAAAATTACAAAGGACGCATCCACGCTGACTTTAAACAAACTGCATCAGAACGAGGAGGAACAAGAAGCGGTCGCTTATCTTCAAGTAACCCAAACATGCAGCAAGTTCCTAAGAGAAGTGAGATTGGTAAAAAGATTCGCTCACTGTACATTGCCGAGCCTGACATGCTCTGGTGTAAAGCAGATTACAGCTCGCAAGAACCCCGCTTACAAGTGCATTACGCCCTACTAGGCGACATCAACACAGGAGAGCCTCTACCTAAAGCAGAAGAAGCTAGAGCAGCCTTTGCAGCAGGAGAGAAGTTGTATACATTCTTTGAAAAAGAAACAGGACTACCCTATGACACATGCAAAATGCTTTGTCTAGGCATCTCCTACGGGATGGGCAACAAAACAATGGCTACTCAACTAGACATTGGAGAAGAAGAGTGCAAGCTAGTTACTGAAAAGTTCAACGCTAAAGCACCATTTCTAAGAATCCTGTTTGACAACGTAATGCTACGAGCTAAGCAAAAAGGAGAGATTAAGACTATACTAGGAAGAAAAGCACACTTTGACTTTTGGATGCCCAGCTACGACGACAAACCAGTAAAAGGATATGACAATGCAACTAAGAAATATAAAGACCAAGTTAAAAATCTGCAAAGAGCCTTCGTTAGCAAAGGGCTTAACAGGCTTATTCAGGGCTCTGCTGCTGATCAAACGAAACTTGCTATGGTACTTGCGCACGATGCAGGGTTTGATCTCAGACTACCTGTACATGATGAAATCAATGCTATGGTGTCCACTGAACAAGAAGCTAAAGAACTTGGTAAGATCATGGAAGAAGCGATAACTTTAAAAGTACCAGTAGTGGCTGACATAGACCTCGGACCAACTTGGTGTTAACTTTTACACAGTTGTGTAATGGTGTATGGCAAGATAAGCCGTGAGTGTTTAGGTGTGGTGTGAGCCTGTTGCAGTGCTCGCTACCAATTACGAGTTGCCGTCTGCCAGCTAGCCAACCACGGCGCAGACAACCTTTATGCAAAATACAGAACAAGATATACTAGAAGAAGCCCTGAGTATTACTCAAGGAGACCGACAAGAAGATTACGGAGACTGCAAAGTAGAGTTAGGTCGATTAGCCACAATGTGGTCAGTCATCTTTCATACGAGTGTAACTCCCAACCAAGTTGCCCTTGCAATGGTCGCACTAAAGATCACAAGGCAACTCAATAAAAACAAAAGAGATAACTGGGTTGACATAGCTGGCTACGCTAGAGTAGGATACTTAGCTACCAAAGAACTAAAAGAACCAGTTGTACTAACGAAACAAGAAGTAAATAAACTATGAACGATGATCCACTACTAGTCGAAGCTCAAGAAGCAATAGACAATAATGAACTCTTCTCAGAAGGAGAGACAGAATCACAGCGACCTGTTGACATGGCTGCTGTTGTTGACCTAAGCGATACACTGGTTCAACTAGAGAATGAAGTAACTGCTGCAGAAGAAGCTCTATCTGCTCTCAAAAACAAACGTAAGACAATCGCAGAAGAACACCTGCCAGCCATGCTAGAGACTATGGGCATTGATGGTCTAAGTCTTTCAAATGGCAAACAGATTGTACTTAACGAGTTTGTTGATGCACGTATTAAAGACTCTGAAGCTGCGTTTGATTGGCTACGCGCTACTAACAACGACAGCATCATCAAAAATCAAATTAGTATCACTCTAGGTCGAGATCAAGACGATCTTGCACAAGAGATAAAAGATCTAATTGAGGAGTCGTTTAGTGTGGTTGCTGACAGAAAAGTCACAATCCACCACTCAACTCTCAAATCTTTCTGTCGCGATGCTCTGGACAACCCAGAGCTGGCAGAATCACTACCTCGTGAAGCCTTTGGTATCTACCAAGGTAAGCGAGTCAAAGTAACCTAAGAACAAAAGAAAGAACAATTATGGCATATGATATGACAAAAGTAGCGGGTATGGGAACGGAGAATCTGGATTCAGGTTCTGCAATGCCCTTCATCCGCATCCTACAAGACTTGAGTCCACAGCTCAAACCAAACAAAGACGAATACGTCGAAGGCTCAAAAGCTGGAGATCTCTTCTTCAATAAGACTAAAGCGTTGTTGGAAAACCCAACAAGCATCGTACCAGTGTATACTTTAGCAGTATACACTGAGTGGATTCCCCGCAACAAAGGCGGTGGCTTCGTAGGAAGTCATCCTCTTACCATTGTAGGTAACCCCAACTACGAAAAAGGTCGTGAACGAAAGTACGATGAATGGCTCGGAGATAATGAACTACGTTACACAAGCTACTGGTTCGTATTGATTGAAGTCCAAGGTGTATGGGAAGAAGCAATGATCCCGTTTACATCGTCTCAGTTGAAAGTTTCTCGTAAGCTTACTTCTGATATCAATCGGTATCGTTTCCCAGAAAACACTAGCGTTGTACCCCCTCTGTTTGCGCAGAAATGGGAGCTTGCTACTGTAATGGAAACCAGCAAAAACAATGACGATTACTGGAACTTTACGATTAGTGCCCCATCAGCACTTGACGTAGACTCAGATGAAGATCTTCTTGAACTTGCTGAACTTACATCAAAGAAAGCTGCAGATACCCCTATGCTGCAAACTTCTGCACCTGTAAGTGCGCCAGCCTTGACTACTGACGAAGAAATATTCTAAATAAACCGCAGCCCAGCTCTCAATTCGGAGAGCTGGGCTCCTTTATCCATAATGAGCGACAAGACAACACTGACAGAACTAGCTACAAAATTCTTGGAGCTATACAAATGTAACCCAAATGTACACGGAGAGACGAAGCTTACAGGGAAATTTAGAGATCGAGATGGTAAATGTGATTCTAAATCTTATCTAGTAAAAAGCGGAGTAACCGTAAGCTTATGGGAAGAACATATTCAAGGTGAAAAGCGTATCGGCTGCACACCTTTGCAAGAAGACAGCTCCGTATTCTGGGGAGCACTAGACGTAGACGTCTACCAGAAAGAAGACACACTTGAAAAGCTGAACGAAAAAGTAAATGAGCACACACTACCCTTTGTAGTATGCCGATCTAAATCAGGCGGGGCTCATGTTTACTTGTTCCTTTCGGAACCAGTTGCAGCTAAGGATATGATTGATAAGCTAAAAGCTTTCAGTGCATTCTTTGGTCAAGGTGTTTCAGAAATTTACCCAAAGCAGCCAAGAATTGGTAACCGTAAAGATGATTCCAAGTATGGTAACTGGCTCAACATGCCCTATAGCGGCAACCCTACGCTTCAGTACGCCTTTAACAACAAAGGAGAGGCTCTTGACCCCGATCAGTTCATAGAAGCAGCCCACGCCAAGCGTATGACGTCTGAGCAGTTTCACAGCTTAAACGTGCCCAATGCTTCTTCTGAGATATTTCCAGAAGGACCACCTTGCCTCAACTATATATTTAGCGAGCGCACTCAAGAAAGCGAAAGCCGAAACATTACTTTAGCTAATGTAATTGTTTATCTAAAGAAAGCCTACCCATCAGACTGGAAGCAACTTATCCACAAGTATAATAGGATGTTCTCTGAGCCTCTTGCTGACAGAGAACTCGGTGCAATCATTTCATCGTATGAAAAGAAAGACTATAAATACCAGTGTGCGCAAGAACCGCTATGCCGTTTCTGTGACGCTAAACAGTGCGGTCAGACTAAATACGGTATCGGCGGAGAAGACTTCATGCCAAACAACCGATCATTGGTGCAGCTTAAAAGCGACCCACCCCTTTGGTATTTAACTCTAGACGACACCGAGTTACAGCTTAGCACAGCAGAGTTTGATAACTTCAACCTATTCAACCAAAGAGTAATGGAGCGTCTGTTGTATAAATTTCCAATCATCAAACAAGAAGATTGGACTAAGCAACAAAATCTACTACTTAAAAACTGCACTCAGATTGATATTCCTTTTGAGATGACACCAGTAGGGCAGCTAGTTGAGCTAGTATCGTCCTTCTGCCAATCAGCAGTAGACGACTATACTCACATCAAACACGGACCAGTTAAACGACCAGATGGAAACTACCTGTTTCGCATGTCGGACTTACGAGACCACTTAGAGCAACAACGCTTTAAGGATATGCCTTCTAATAAAATACTCTCTGTTCTTAAGAAAGTACTAAAGGCAGAACCTGATCGTGTACAGATTGACAACATCAACACTCGTTGCTGGCGCATCCATCAAAACAAACTTGACGGCAGCAGCATTAGTGAGTACCCAGACTTAATAGAAAGCAGCAATTACTAACACAATATGACACTAACACAACTAATCCTAGCCATCATGCTCGTAGAGAGCGGAGGCGACATCAACGCAGTAGGAGACAACGGAAACTCCCACGGTTGCTTACAACTAACAGAAGCGTACATTAAAGACGCTGCACAACACGCAAAGGAAGACTGGACAGTAGCCGATGCTTACGACAAAGAAACTGCTGTAATGATATTTGTAGCGTACATGGACAGATACGCAACTGCAGAACGAATTGGAAAACCAGTAACTGCTGAGCACATTGCTCGCATTCACAACGGCGGTCCTAATGGCTGGAGCAAAGAAGCTACTAAACCCTACTGGGAGAAGGTAAAAAATGGAATCAATAACTAAGATATTCGTAGCCAGTGCTGGTACAGGTAAGACCACTACACTGATGAAGTTACTAGGCGAATGCCTAGAAACCACAGCCCCAAGCAAGATCGGCTTCACAACCTTTACCAAAGCAGGTGCTCAAGAAGCAATTGATCGGGCACTTAAGCAGTATACCAATTACAGTTTAGACGACTTCAAAGCATTTAGCACACTACACGCTCTTTGCTATAGACGCATCCCAAGTAAACGAATTGTTAATTGGAAGGATTACCAAGCACTTAGCAAGGTAACAGGGTTTCGATTATCGGGGGCAGCTACTGTCTCAAAGAAAGATGGCAGCACTTTCACTTCAGGAGCAGGAGATCGGATGTTGTACTACAACGGTCTTATGCGAAACATGCAAGTATCAGCACAGAAAGTCCTACTAGACAACCCAAGCACAGTTGTATCTGTAGCGGAGCTAGAAAGCTTCTCTAAGTTCTATAAAGAGTTTAAAACGCACAATGACTTGTATGACTTTACAGATCAACTAGAACAATTCATTGAACTTGACGTTAAGCTAGATCTCGATTACTTGTTTGTGGATGAAGCCCAAGATTTGTCCCCACTACAGTGGAAAGTAATTGACCAGCTAAGTAGGTCAGTAAAGCAAATCTACATAGCAGGAGACGACAAACAAAGCATCTACAAGTTCTCAGGAGGAGACCCTGTCTCCCTTATCGAAAGAAAAGGTGAGCGTGTAGTACTTGACACTAGTTACCGTCTACCCGCAAAAGTATTAGAATACTCTGAGAAAATAGCTGATAAGATCTCTCAGAAACAAGACTACACTATTAATACCGTGAAGGAAGACGGTGGGGTTACTAAGATCAAAGGTCTAAACGACCTAGACTTCTCCAAAGGTTCTTGGTTGCTTCTTTGCCGTAACAGAGCATTCCTTCCATACTTTGAAAACCTACTGATTAAACGAAGACAGCTATTCGTATCAGGCGGAGACTGCTCCCTATTCAACGCAGATACAATCAGGATGATTAATCTATGGGAAGAGCTAAGGAAGGGCTTTAAGGTATATGTAAAAGACCTAAAAGTTCTGTACCGAGAGTACCTGCCCAGCGGAGTCGCCGTAGCCCGAGGTTCTAAGAAGCTTATGGACTCTATGCCTGACTTAGAGATGTTCGACAAACACGAGCTGTCTACTAACTACGGACTAAGAACCACTGTATCTTGGGACAAAGTATTTAAGATGTCAGATACAGCTCGTGATATCCTAATGAAAGCAGACGCTGATGGCAAGCTTCAGGACAGCGGAAACGTTGAAATCAACACCATTCATGCTGTAAAAGGTAGAGAAGCCGATAACGTAGTAATTTTACCAGATATGGTTGAGATGACTAGTAAAGGTTTTGCTCAAGATCCCGACAACGAACACAGAGTTTTTTATGTTGCAGTGACTAGAGCAATGAAACACCTTTACGTACATCATCCTGTAACCTCTAGATTTTACGAAATGCCATGACACTTGAAGAACTACTAACTGAATTACTTGAGCTCGCCGATAAACACGGCGGAAGCGCAACCACCAACATACTCAACGTAGTGTGCAACCCCACAGAAGGCACAACTACATCTGAAGTTATAATCAAAACAAAAGCATAACAATGGAATCAGATACATATGAAACATCCGCAGAAAGTGCAAGTAACTTTATGCGGTGGATTGAACGACGCCTGTCAGAAGAAGTAGAGTCCAATGAAAAACACGCAAAAGAAGTAGATCAACCCCCAGTAATAACTGTTGTTTCAGATTCAATAAACGCAACTTTATCTACTGAAGAGAAGCAAGCAGTAATAGCCAGAGTACACACACTCAGAGACAAACGAAAGTCCGTAGATAAAGCCTGTAAAATGGTCGGGCTGCACGCACAAACTTACAACAAGTGGCGTAGATCTCTAAACATACCTAAATACACAAGACAATGATATACAAAACAACACCGTTTGAACACCAAAAGAACGCAGTAGAACGATTCGTTAATAAACCCTACGGGGCTTTGTTTTGCGAAATGGGTACAGGAAAGACTAAGATTATATTGGACGTAGTCCAAAATGCAAAAGACGTTGTAGACGTTGTTGTCATCGCTCCTAATGGTTTGCACCACAACTGGGCAACCAATGAAATCCCAAGACACTATGCTAAAGATGTAGAAGTGTTCTGCTGGAAAGGACCGATCAAGTCTAAAAGAATGAAACAAGAGTACACTAGGTTTGTTAAAAACAACCTAAGTACTCGTATGCTGCTTATAAACGTGGAAGCGTTAAGAACTACTGCAGGTTATAAAACTACAGAAGAGTTTCTTAATTCATCTGTAAATCAAAAGCATATGATCATTGATGAATCTACCTGCATTAAGAACCCAAAGGCTATTCAAACAAAGAATGTGTTGAAACTTTCGGCTAAAGCAGACTGCAAGTGGATACTAAACGGAACTCCTATTACTCAAGGACCGTTGGATCTATTTAGTCAATGTAAGTTTTTAGATAAGAATGCAATACCCTATACGACCTACACAGCTTTTAAGCATAAGTTTGCCATAGAGACTACAATGACGATGGGGCAGCGTTCATTCAACAAAATCATTGGGTATCAGAACATCGAAGAGTTAACTAAGTTACTTGAACCCTTCAGCCTAAGACTGGAGAAGAAAGACTGCTTAGATCTTCCAGATAAGACTTTTTCAACAGTGTCTGTTGAGTTAGAACCAGAACAAGAACGAATGTACCGAAGGATGAAGGACGACTGTATCATTGAATTTGAAGCAGGGAACTTAGTAACAGCGACAATGGCTCTTACCCAGATGGTAAAGTTGCATCAGATCCTTACAGGGTTTGTCACTGACGATGACGGAGAAACTATTTCTCTTAAAAACAACAGAGTAAAGATGTTACTACAGATTGCTGAGACCAGTGGATCAATGGTAATCTTCTGTGCATACAAACAGAATGTTAAAGACCTACAAGAAGCACTCACTGAAAAGTACGGTAGGGACAGCGTGGTTGTGTACAGCGGAGACACCCCATCCAATCAACGATCAGAGGCAGTAGAGAAGTTTCAAAGCGGAGCAGCTCAATTCTTCATCGGGACATCTGCAGCCGCTAAAGGACTGACACTACACACAGCGTCTACAATGGTTTACTACTCCAACAACTACAGCCTAGAGACTCGTCTACAAAGCCAAGACCGTATCCATCGTATTGGTCAAGTTAAGAAATGTACGTACATCGACCTTGTAGTAAAAGGATCTCTCGATGAAGTAATACTTAAACGACTACTTCAAAAGAAAGAACTCTCTAGCATGGTACTCGATGACCTAATTGAAACTATAAGGTAACTTGACAAAAACAACCCGTTAGTCAGTATTTATAACTATGCTAACAGACCCAGAACAAAACGCACTTGACGCTTTTCTATATCATAAAAGTAAGAGTGGAGCCGCTAAAGCTTTGGGTTTAGCGGAATCTACTATTAGAGCATCATTAAAACGAGTTGAACGCAAAGGTCTCGCTCCTTGGCTCAGTGGAGCAATCACACCCGATCATCTATCCGTAGCAAAAACCACTGTCCAGTACGGACCAGATGGTGAGGTGCAACGAGAGTGGAAACGACTTCTGCCAAATGCAGAAGCTATGACAGACTTCGTTGACTCCCTGTGCGAACGAGCCAAGGGAACACTAAAGATTGCACCAGCACCCAAAGTAACACGTCAGCGTAAAGATGTGTTAGCTGAGATCTGCTGCTTCGATGCGCACATTGGTATGTATGCCGAAGCAGGAGAAACCAATAGTCAAAACTACGACTCGGACATTGCTGTGAAACGTATTCACAACACTACGGACGCTCTGCTGTGTCGCATGAACAACCCAGAGCACATCGTTGTCACCTTTGGTGGTGATATGCTACACGCAGACACTCGGAGTAATAAGACAGAGATG